AAGATGGGACAGGATGCGGTGCTGGCGTTGCTTGAAGCGTTCCCAAATCACAAGGCCGTCATCATCGGGCTGGACAACTCAAACAACTTCAAGGTGGATCACCCTCGCGTGATCGACCTGTTCAACGTGACCAAGCAGTTCCGCTCGCTGTTCCCCATCGTAAGCGGGGCGGACTTTGTCGTGGCACCGGACAGCAGTGTCAACCATGTGGCAGCCGCCTTTGACACGCCTTGTGTGTCGCTATGGGGTAGCTACCACCCCGACGACCGGATGACCTACTATCCAAAGAACATCTCGGTCTTCAAGCCGGACACCTGTCCACACGCTCCGTGCCGCCCTCATGCGGGTCTACCGCAGCAGAAGTGCAAGGACGCGACCAACAAGACACCGAAGACGCAGATGTGGTGCAATGCCCTACGCAACATCACCGCCCAGGATATTGTCGAGGCGGCGAAGAAGGCGATGGAGTTGGAGGGATGATTTAATCCGGCGCATGGTGTGCGGAGAGATTCCGCAACGGGCCGTCCTCCTAGTGTGTGTCGCCCCTTGAAACAAAGCCGGATTGTTTTTATTATGAACCGATGCCCCGAATGGTACGCAGAGAGATTCTGCGGCTGGCCACGAAAGTTCGGCCATTTGAAACAAAGGGGCATTATATTTCAGATTAACAAACCTAATACCAGCACCGACCGTCCTTGCGCCATGCGATCCTGATGTCATTGTGCTGGTTAATAAATGAACTTTCAAACTAAGACACGGCCATGATGTACGACAAGCATGGCAACCGCCCGACCAAGGGCGCAAGAAGCATCGACTACGACGACACGGTGCTGATCGCCAAGTGCGGTCCGATCAAGTTTCACCATTGGGCAAGGGAGACCGCCGACCCGGACACTTGGCATGAACCGGAAACGGATTGGCACAGGGGATGGAAGACGCATTTTCACAAGGATGATGTGGAGAAGATCATTGAGGTGGACGGCATCACTCACCGCATGGACGCAAGGATGTATGTCAACGATGTCCGCTACGCCATCGAGTTCCAGCACAGCCCGATCAGCGTGGACGAGATCCAGCAGCGCGAGGCGGGGTACGTCAACATGGTCTGGGTTTTTGACTGCATCGGAAAGGATATGCCGAGCAAACAGGTGGGCGACGACACCATCAGGATATGGTGGAAGAGGCCGCGCACGTCGGTGCTGTGGTGCAACCAGCCGGTCTTGCTGGACATTGGCGATGCTGGCGTTTACCACATCCTTTCAATGCCTGAATATGGAAATGACTTCTGGTACGCCAAGCACTGCCACAAGAATGAGATTATCGGGACACTGACCAGCGGGACGTTCTCGCAGGCAACAAGTGTATTAGAAAAACTAATAACGGAAGGAGCGGCATGACACAGGAAAAGGTGATGGATCTGATCAAATGGCTGGGCGAGGACTGCATCCTCCTGCCCATCCCAACTGGCGAGAAGAGGCCGATGGACACGGGCTGGCAGAAGACCACGCTGGCGGCGGCAAGGAAGCCGGAATACCTGCGCCGACTTGAGGCGGGCAACATCGGTGTGCTGCTGGGCAAGGCGGGTGGCGGGCTATGCTCGATTGACATCGACAGCGACGAATCGGCGGAGGAGTTTGCCAAGCTGAACCCGAACCTGACCAAGACGCTCCAGACCAAGGGAGCAAGGGGCAGGAACTTCTGGGTCAGGATCGAGGGCGAGTTTCCGCCGCTGGCCAAGATCACCGATTGGGGGGAATGGAGGAGTGACGGCGGGCAGACGGTGATCTGGGGCAGGCACCCTACCGGCGGCAACTACAAGTGGGAGGTGGTGGAAAAGCCGATCACGATCAAGTTCTCCGACATAGTCTGGCCCGACCATCTGGAACTGCCGTGGAAGATCAAGGTGGACAACGCCTACAACGATTTGGTGGAGGAGTTCGGCAAGCCGTGGAAGGACATCAAGGACAAGAAGCAGCGGGAGTTCATCGTCAGCCTCAACCAACCCTTCTGGGCTGGCAAGTACCAGCACGACCACCGGGTACTGTACGAACCGCTGGAACGGGACTTCTACGAGTACGAGAACGAGCGCGGGATCTGGCGGGTCAAGTCGGAGGACGCGATCAAGCAGGAGATCAGCCGCGACATCCTCAAGTTCAGCCGCGAACAAATGCGCCCGGAGATCGAACACATGAGGTCGGACAACTCCCTTTCTGGAATTGTCAGGACGCTGCGCGGTATCGTTGAGCATCGGGATGCATTCACGCTTCACCGCATCCCAGGGGTGCATTGCTCCAACCGCTTCATCAAGTTTGAAAACGGGGCAATCGAGGAGCATGAGTTCAGCCCGGACTTCTTTTCGCGCAATCAATGCCCCGTCGAGTTCAAGGGTCTGGAACTGGTGCCTGAGAAGTTCCTGTCCCAGCTTGCGGTGCCAGCCATCCCAGACCCCGACGACCTGCTCCTGTTCCAGAAGTATCTTGGGATGTGCCTGTTCGGGCGCAACATCATCCAGAGGTTCCTGGTCATGTACGGCCAAGCCGGGGGCGGCAAGTCCACCCTGCATAACGTGGTTCACCAGTTGTCGGGCAGGGAGAACATGGCGCAACTACGAACCCAGCACCTCGACAAGCAGTTTGAGCTTTACCGCTACCGCGCCAAGACGCTCCTGTCAGGCGTGGACGTGCCGGGGAACTTCCTGCAAATGGGCGGAGCCAAGGTCATCAAGGGACTGACCGGCGGGGATGTGCTGGATGCGGAAGGCAAGGGGATCAACGACGGCTATCACATCGTGGGCAACTACAACATCATCATCACGGCCAACGAGAAGCTGCGGGTCAGCCTGGACGGGGATGTAGAAGCTTGGAGGCGCAGGCTACTCTTGCTTGAGTTCAACCAACCGCCGCCCGCCAAGAAGATCGACCGCTTTGCGGAGAAGCTGGTGGAGGAGGAGGGTCCGGCCATCCTGGCTTGGGGCTTGCGGGGCTTCCTGCTCCTACAGAAAGACGTGGACGAGACGGGCGACATCCGCCTGCCCGACTCCCAAGCCAAGCGTATCCACAACCTCCTCGCCGAATCCGAATCGGTTGACCACTTCATCCATGAGCGGGTCGAGCGGTTCAAGGGATCGGACGTGACGATGGAGGAGTTTGTCCAGCTATACGGCCTTTACTGCGCCGAGAAGGGCTGGAGGCCGCTGTCCGGTTCCCGCCTGAGCCACCTGATACGGGACAAGATGCTGGAGCTACGCCAGAGCAACATCTCCAACAGCATCAGGAAGTCCAAGAAGGGCTTCAGGAACATCAAGGTGCAGGGACAGGAGGAAGAGGGCTATGCCGATGCTCAATACTAATAAGCTGCAAGGCAAACACGGCGGGGCTTGGGTCAACGGCGTACCCACCAAGTCCACCCCAAAGGGTGACGAGTACCGTTGCCCAGCCTGCGCCCAGAACGGCGGGGACGAGGGCGGTCAGCACCTTATAGTGTTCAAGGACAGGCCAAACTTCGCCTGCGCCGCATATCCGGGCGATCCCGCCCACCGTAGGATCATCTGGGATAAGGTCGGGATAGCCAACGGAGGCAGACCAGACCCGATCATACCCAGAAAGACCGAGCAGAAGGCAACCTTCATAGGCAGGCACGTCATGGATATGGAGAAGCTGGCCCAAGAGGTGAGGGAGAGGGATGCGGATCTTGTCGCAGCAAGGAAGGAGATGTTCAGGATCGCAAAGGAAAGAGAGGAAGCGGAAAGGATAAGGAGGGAAGAGGAGGCCGACAGGGAATTGGCGCTGAGAAGGGAAAGGGAGGAAGAGGCCCATAGGAAGTGGCTGGAGCAATGGAGGATCAAGGAGGAGCAGGAGAAGGCCAAGCGGCTTGAAGAATACAATACCAATTCTAAATGCGACAAAACACTATTTGGGACGTTTGGGACACCTATTTTGAGTTCAACCAACATGGTCCCCCCTCTTAATAAAGATTATACTAATGATACTACCGTAGGTATGGGTGGGGGGTATGCTACACCGATATGCGAAAAGGCATCCCAAACGTCCCAAGTTAGGCCGACCATGCCCATGGGTGCTTCGCCCATGCCGGAAGGGTATTGCCGTACTTGCTGGAGCAAGTGGGGCAAGATGGTCAGGGAGTATGAGGACACAGGCTGTGAGGTATGTGTGGCTAGGGGAGCAGTATTGGTGTAGCTCTTTTAGATCCTCCCGCTTGTGCTAAACTGCGGGAATGAAACGCCCCGGCCTCTATGCCAACATCAACGCTCGCCGTAAGGCTGGCACATCCCGTCCCAAGTCCCAATCTACCATTTCACCCCGCACTTGGCGCATGATGAAGGCCAAGAAGGG